ATAAGGAACACACATGGCAATCGAAAAAGCATTTAACCAAATGCCCTCGCTTGAGATAGTTATTGGCGGTGGTCGCGGCATCCCTGAGCCCTCGGGCGATGTGGAAGTGATCATTGAAGCGGACGGCGGTGCCACCATTGAGATGGGCGAGCAAGAAGCCGAAGAGGTGGATTTTTACGACAACCTGGCCGAGGTCATTGAGCCGGACGTCTTGGCTAAAATCGGCATTGACGTGTCGGCCATGTTTGAGGCGGACAAGAGTTCGCGCTCCGACTGGGAGCAGATGTACGCCAAGGGCCTTGATCTCCTGGGCATGCGCATGGAAGAGCGAACTAAGCCGTTTCGCGGCGCGGCTGGTGCAACGCACCCTATGCTTATGGAAGCCATCATCCAATTCCAAGCTCAAGCGTTCAAAGAGCTGATGCCTGCGGGCGGCCCTGTGCGCAGCCAGATCATGGGCAAGGAGACGGTAGAAAAGTTCCAGCAAGCGGGCCGCGTGCAGGACTTCATGAACTACCAGATCACCACCGTGATGGAAGAGTACACGCCAGAGTTTGACCAGCAGCTTTTTTATACGGGCTACGGCGGCTCGACATTCAAGAAAATCTACTACGACTACCAGTTGGGCCGCATGGTATCCAAGCTGTGCCTCGCTGACGACGTTTACATCCCGTACAACGGCACGAGCGTCGTGTCTCAGTGCCCACGGCTCACGCACCGCATCGCAATGGACTCGAACGAGTACAAAAAACGCGCGGTGGCGGGTGAATACCTTGACGTTTACGTCGAAACCTACGCCTCACCGGCTGATTCGGGCCAGATACAAGACGCCATTGACAAAATCACAGGCATTCGCCCTGTGGATGACATCGGCGAGGTGTTTTTGCTTGAGCAACTGGTCGACCTGGACCTCCAAGGCTTTGAAGACTTGGATGAAAACGGGAATATGACCGGGATCAAGCGCCCCTACGTTGTTACCTTGGTTGAAGACACGCTCAAAGTGGTTGGGATTCGTCGCAATTGGAAAGAAAGCGACGAAAAGTGCGCCCGCCGCAACTATTTCGTGCATTACGTGCTGGTTGAAGGCCCGGGAGCCTATGGCCTTGGCTTTATTCACTTGATCGGGGGCCTTGGAAAGGCCGCGACAAGCGCTTTGCGCCAATTAATTGACGCGGGCACCCTTTCCAACCTGCCTGCGGGCTTCAAGGCTAAGGGTGCGCGGATCGCGGACAACGACGACCCGATCCAGCCGGGGGAATGGCGCGACATTGACGCGGGTGGGGCGGAATTGTCAGCATCGCTGATGCCATTGCCGTACAAAGAGCCCAGCCAGGTGCTGTTTGCCTTGATGGGGTTCCTTGTAGACGCAGGCAAGCGCTTGTCCAGCACCGCCGACATGCAGATTGGGGATGGCAACCAGTACGCACAGGTTGGAACCACCTTGGCGCTCTTGGAGCGCGGCTCGATGGTCATGTCCAGCATTCACAAGCGCCTGCATTACGCGCAGACGCTGGAGTTCCGGCTGTTGTTTGAAGGCTTTGGCCAGTACATGCCCGACGAGTACCCGTACGACGTGCCGGGAGCCAGCCGCAAGATCAAGAAGGCGGACTTTGACACCATGGTGTCGGTGCAACCGGTCGCCGACCCCAATATCTTTAGTTCTGCGCAGCGCATTCAACTGGCTCAGATGCAGTTGCAGTTGGCCCAAAGCGCGCCAAACATGCACAACATGTATGAGGCCTACTACCGCATGTACGCGGCGCTCAACGTGCGTGACATTGACGGGGTGCTGTTGCCGCAGAACACCAACATGCCCCGCGACCCTGCGTCGGAGAACAGCGACGTGCTCAACAACATGAAGCTCAAAGCGTTTGCTGGGCAGCAGCACGATGCGCACATTGCAACTCACCTGATGATGGGCCTGTCACCTGTTTTGCAGGCCAACCCCATGTCTGCTGTTGAATTGCAAAAGCACATTTTGGATCACGTGCGACTGAAGGCGGAAGAGGACGTGGAAGCCGAGATCTTCAAGGCCTACGGGGTTGACCCGGATCGCATGGTCTCTGCCATCCAAAAAGAAGGCATGATTGCAATTAAAATCGCTGTTTACATGCAAGAAGTTCGCTCCACGCAGGACGAGATGACTGGCGGCGAGGAGGGCCCTGACCCGTTGATCAAGCTCAAGGAGCAGGAAATCCAAAACCGCGCACAGAAAGACCAGGATCGCACAAACCTTGACCAGCAGCGCCTAGCGCTTGATACTCAGAAGCAGCAAGAGGCGCTGCGAATAGATCAACAGAAGCTGCAACTGCAGCAGGCCAAGCTAAACCAACCTAACTAACCCGGAGGGTGCCATGCCACTTAAAAAAGGTCCCCGTAAAAAGCCTAAGCTGCCCAGAGGCGGCGCGGTAAATACGCCCAAGGGCGTGAAAGGTCCGGTGGCTGAAATTAAAAAGCGAGACGGCAATCGTTTGGTTAAGATATACTAACAAGTCAGTGAGTGCTAACGGGTGGGGCATTGAGCCACCTGCTTTTCATGGAATCACCATGCTCGAATTTGCAGAAGCAGTTCTGAAGGAAATTAGGAAGCTCCAAGATCAATCTAAACAGATTGTTCTGAACGGCACCATCACAGACATGGAGCGGTATCGTTTCATGATGGGTCGCCTTGAGGGTTTGAGAATGGTTGAAGATTCCGTGAAAGATATTTTGCGAAAGTACACGGATGACGTCGACGATTTACTCTCTTAAAGGAAGACCATGGAAGCCGTAGCAGTTCCCGTAATCAACATGACCGCCTTAGAGCGCAAGTGGGCCGAGCAATCGGCAAGCAAACCGCCCGCTCTTGATGATGCTTATACAGAACTTGGGTTTGACCCCGAGAAGCTGGATCAAGCCGTCATCGACACCATTCCCCAACCCACTGGGTGGCGCATTGCCATCTTGCCTTATCGCGGCGCAGAGAAAAGCAAAGGCGGCATCGTCTTGGCTGAAGAAACGCAGCGCAAGACTCAGCTCGGCACTGTGTGCGGCTACGTCCTCAAGGTGGGTGGCTTGGCCTACGCTGACCAGAGCAAATTTCCTACTGGTGCGTGGTGCAAAGAGGGAGACTGGATCATCTTTGGTCGGTACGCGGGTGCCCGTATACCAATCGACGGTGGTGAGATTCGTCTGTTAAATGACGATGAGGTGTTGGCGGTCATCAACGACCCTTCAGATGTTTTGCACATGTAACAGGAGCACTAAATGACAAACGAAGAGCTAGAATTTAAGATCGGAGAGGATGAAAGTCCTGCTACCGTGTCGTTTTCCGAGACCGGCGAAGCGGAGGTAATGGACAAGCCGTTGCCCCTGAATGTTGAAACCGCTTCGCAAAACAACCCAAGTAGCGAGCTTGATCAGTACAGCGACGGCGTAAAAAAGCGCATTGACAAGTTGACCGCGCGCCTGCGCGAGACACAGCGTCGTGAGCAAGCCGCGATAGAGTACGCCAAGAGCGTGCAGGCTCGCTCACAGCAGATTGAGCAGCAGTACATGACCGCTGACACCGAGCGTTTGGGCGAGGCCAGTGGCCGCGTTCAGACGCAGGCCGTCGCGCTCAAGCAGATTATCCGCAAGGCCCGTGAGGAAGGGGACATTGACACCGAAACAGATGCACAGCAGCGCCTGACCTCGTTGACTTTGGAGCAAAACCAGATCGCAGCTGCCTCGTATCAACGAGAGCAGCAGTCCCTGCAGTGGGCGCACCAAAAGCAGCTAGAGGCACAGCAAGCAGCACAGCGACCACAGCCTCAAGTCCAGCAAGAGGTCGATCCCCGAGTAGAGGATTGGGCCGAGCGCAACCCTTGGTATGGTCGCGATACTGCCATGACACACGCTGCTTGGGGGATTCATCGCCAGTTAATTCAAGTTGATGGATTTGACCCCAGCAGCAATGAGTACTATGATGAGCTAGACAACCGCTTAAAGCAGACCTTTCCCCAGAAATTGGGTGGAGGCCAGCAGGGGCAAAACAACAGAGCCACACGATCCGTGCAAACAGTGGCTCCTGCATCCCGGTCTTCGGGTATTAACAACGCACGCCGCACTGTCAAGTTGACCTCAAGTCAAGTTGCAATTGCCAAAAAGCTGGGTGTTCCTCTTGAGGAATACGCTAAGTACGTAAAGGATTAAACCATGTCTGACGTCAAGATTCCAACTCTCAATCGCAGTTCTCGCGGGGCTGAATCCCGTGATAGCGATGCGCGACGCAAGCCATGGGCACCTCCTTCACGACTGGATGCGCCTCCCGCGCCTCCGGGATACAAGCACCGTTGGATTCGAGCGGAAGCTGGTGGTATAGACGATCGCACGAACATCTCTGGAAAGCTCCGCGAGGGGTATGAGCTGGTTCGTGGGGATGAGTACCCCGACTATCACGTCCCAACAATAGAAGACGGCCGACACGCTGGCGTGATCAGCGTGGGAGGTCTGCTTCTAGCACGGATTCCTGAGGAAACGGTTGCAGAACGCAATGCGTATTACCGTGATCGAGCGAACGACCAATTGCAGGCAGCCGACAATGAGTTGATGAAGTCAAATGCGCATCACACGATGACAATTGACCGACCTACTCGTCGCTCCCGCGTCTCATTCGGCGGCCCTAGTAAGGGCTGACGGGTTCACTTTTTGAAGGAAAAATCAGATGGCAAACGTAAATAAGCCCTTTGGTCTGCGTCCTCTTGGCAATCTTTCAGCTACTGGTTCACAGAAACAGTTCGGCTATTTGATCGCTGACAACCAGTCCGGAGCAATCTTCCAAGGCGACTTGGTAACCATTGATAATGGTTTCCTTGTCAAATTCAACAACACAAACCACGGCGTGGCGGTAGGCGTTTTTAACGGCTGCAACTACATTGATCCCACTACAGGTAAGCCTACCTTTAAGAACTTCTATCCAGGTTCTGTCAACATCACTGCTGGGACAATCCAAGCAGACGTGTTGGACGACCCTAGCCAGTTGTTCCTTATCCAAAACGCAGGCACGCCTACGCAGGCTGTTTTTGGCACCAATGCTGACATCACTGTCAGCACTACAGGTAGCACCACGAATGGCGTGTCTAACATGACCATGAGCGGTACTTTCACCGAGGCTGCAGGTGCAAACCTGAAAGCGGTTGGCTTGTGGAGCACCCCGGGCAACGAGCTGGGCGAATTCGCCGTTCTTGTTGTAAAAATCAATGAGCACATGTACGGTAGCACCGGTACCCCTGGCTACAGCACCTAAGGAGATCAATCATGGCAATTTCACGTGCACAATTGGTGAAAGAGCTTGAGCCTGGCCTCAATGCTCTGTTCGGTCTCGAGTACAAAAACTACGAGAACCAACACACCCAAATCTACTCAGTCGAATCTTCTGACCGTGCGTTTGAAGAAGAGGTGATGGAATCGGGTTTTGGTGAGGCTCCTGTGAAGTCCGAAGGCTCTGGCGTCGCGTACGACCAAGCGCAAGAGGTCTACACTGCTCGCTACACCCACGAGACCATCGCTTTGGCGTTCTCGCTAACCGAAGAAGCTATCGAAGACAACCTCTACGATCGCTTGTCGGGCCGCTACACCAAGGCTTTGGCTCGCTCAATGGCACAGACCAAGCAGATCAAGGCAGCTTCCGTTTTGAACAACGCTTTCACCACCTCCGTTGGTGGCGACGGCGTTGCTCTGTGCGCAACTGACCATCCAACACTGGGTGGTCCAGACCTGCGCAACGAGCTGACTACTCCGGCTGACTTGTCCGAGACTGCTTTGGAGCAGGCTTTGATCGACATCGCCGCGTTCACTGATGAGCGTGGCCTGAAGATCGCCGTGCAGGGCCTGAAGCTGATCATCCCTAAGGAACTGATGTTTACCGCTGACCGTATCATGAAGTCCACGCTGCGCGTTGGTACTGCTGACAACGACGTCAACGCCATCCGTAACATGGGCATGGTGCCGCAGGGCTACGTGGTCAACAACTTCCTGACCGATCCGGACGCATTCTTTATCAAGACTGACGCTCCTAACGGCATGAAAATGTTTGAGCGCGTGTCGATGAAGACTGGTTTCGAGGGTGACTTCGACACCGGCAACGTCCGCTACAAGGCTCGTGAACGCTACAGCTTCGGCTTCAGCGATCCACGCGGCTTGTTTGGTTCGCCAGGGTCCGCCTAAGCGAAAAGGGCTGGGGGTTCCCGGCTGAGAAAAAGGGGCTTCGGCCCCTTTTTCTTTTTGTGCAGTTGAGGTATATTAAGAACATTCCGGAATTTCCGGTGTGTTTGACGGTTCCGGGCCGACGTCATGCAGACAAACACACCTCAACCGCATGAGGAATCCACCATGGCTTTGACCACTTTCTCCGGCCCAGTACGCTCGTTGAACGGCTTTATTACTGGCGACGGTAGCACCCTCACCAAACTACTCTCCGGCTCCGCTTCCCTAAATTTCGGCTCGATTGCCGCTGCCTCTCAAGCTAACCTGACAATTACTGTCACCGGCGCTGCCGTGGGCGACGAGGTCGCCTTGGCGCTGCCTGCGGCCCCTGCAGCGGGCATCATCTTTAACGCATTTGTCTCGGCTGCCAATACCGTGACCATCCGTGCGTCGAACATCACATTAACTGCTGTCGACCCCGATGCAGCCACCTACGGCGTGATTGTTATTGCAGCCTAACCGGGAGCTTTAGATGAGCACCAGCAACATCAAGTCGGTCCAAAAGACGGCCTCCGCAGCGGCTGTCTCGGGCAGGGCGCGCTTATTGGGCGTCTACTTCACCAACACGGCCACTGCCGCCAGCATTGTCCTCAAGGACGGCGGAGC